TTGCCGATATGCCGCGCCAAGTGCGGGCTGCCGTCATGGGAGAGCTCGCCAGCTGCGATGGCATTCGCAAACGACTTGATAGCATACGCCATGGGCTTTTGCCGGTTCGTCCACCATTCCAGCACGCGCTTTTCCCCGTACTCGCCAGCCCACTTAGCTACCCAACTTTCCCAATACGGCGGGTCCGCATACATCCGCCACACGTCCCAGCGGCGAAACGCCTCAGCAATCGCCGCCTCCACCTCTGACGCCGGCACCTCCCAGCCTTCCATGCCGTGAGGACACTCCCACAGGCCCACGAGCCACTGATAGCCGGTCTCAACATGTGTAGCCACGATGGCCGTCGCGTCGTGGTAGCGACTGCCGTCAAAGCCCAGGGTGATCATGGCCCCCGGCGCGGGCTCATAGTCCGGGCGGGCCAGCGCCTTCCACTGCTCGACGTCAAAGGCCCGCTCGCTTGCCCGCACCAGCCGATTCAGCCATACCCGTTCCAGATACGTCCGGTCCGCCGTCGGGTCCTGCCACTGCTCAACGATGCCGTCAATGTCGGACCACTCGGCCACCGGGCCGGAAGCCTCGATCACCGCTGCGCGGATTTGTTCTTCCGTCTCCAATAGCAGCGGCTTACCATCATCGCCCGCTTGACGGTGAAAAAAGAACAAGCGCGAGTCTCTGATCTTGCCGTCCGCCACCTGGCGGGCGTAATCCATCGTATCCTCAGCCACCGAGCCCTCGCCTGGCGCCGGCGCCGTCGTAATCTCCAGACTCCACGCATCGGACAGCATGCGCTTGGGGATGTTCGCCAGCATCGTCCGGTGCGCGCGCTTCTGCTTCGGTAGCGTCAGCCGGTGGGTCTCGTCAAAGACCTGGAATGTAGTTCTCGCCCCATCCCGCGCGTCCGGCGAGGTGGCCAGGCTCACCGCCTTCCCGTCGCCGCCGATGCGCATGATACGCTCTAGCCCGATGTCAAAGTCGCCAGCGAGCGGACTATATTCCAGGATTACCCGCAACGCCGCATACGCGAGCTCATCCGACTGCTCTTCCGTGTAGGCCACCATGGGGATATAGGGGTCGGTCACCCCACGCCCCACGGGCTGGCCGTTCGAGTCGAACCCATCGCACCGCACGGGGCCGTCTGGGTGCAGCTCGCAGGCTGCAATCCAAGCGGCTTTTTCCGTTTTCGCCGAGCCCTTGCGCAGACTCCAGCCTACGCGCCGAAAGCGGCGTCGGCCGGCGAGCGGATGCCCCCTCGGGTATACCTCGTATGCCCGGTAGATCAGCGCCCGCGTCTCGTCATCGATGCGCGCCGGCTGGCCCAGGAGGTCTCCGGGCCCGAACACCAGATACGCCTCGATGAAATCACACACCTGCGGCCCCAAACTCGGCCAGGGCTCCTTGTCAAGCGCAGGCACTACCAGCGTGCTCATGGCAGCTCTTTCAGCTTGAACCGGCGACCGCTTCCCTTGCGTCGACGGCCACCGACGCGGAGCTCGATCTCGACATACTCATACTCCAAGCACTTGGAGCAGAAGAAGACGTCGTAGACCCGGTAGTAGTCGTAACCATCTTCCCTCTGTTCCTGCCTCAACCAGACGAGGGCATGCTCACAGTCCTTGCTCATCCCGCCAACACCTGCAACACCTTGCACGGATCCTCCTCGCCAACCTGGGCCGCACGCACATGCCGCTGCCGTGTGCGCGTCTCGGCTGCCTCGCCCCTCTCGACCTCCCACTGCAACCGGCGCCTGTCGATGGGGGTCAACCCGAAGCACTGCTGCTCAAGGCGCAGCTCGGCCGCCAGTTCTTTCGAGGGCTCGCTCCAGAACATGTCAACCAGCACCGCCAGCCGGTAGAGCGCGTGCACATCCGCATCGAGGTACTCGTCGGCCATCGGGCTGCGCCACACCGCTTTCCACCAAGCCCGAGTCATAGCCTGCCATGGCAGCGGCGCCCCTTCGGCGTCTTTCCGCTCCGGCAATGACGGCGCGCGTTTCCGCCGGCGCTCAGGCGCCAGCTTAGCCGCCGTAACCGCCTTATTCCGCCTCTGTCGCATTGCTGCCGGCTTGGGCACGGGCCCTGGCATGAAACTCACCCCTTGGTAGCTATTACGTCAACTGCGCGGGCGCCCCACTTTTGGGCAACCCGTACACAGAAAAAAGTAGGGCTGGCGCCGGTACCTAGGAAAAGCGCTAGAGATTTGACTCCCCCTCCCCCTATCCCCAGCGCCCTTCTCTTGCTGTCTTTTGGCTGTGGTGACTGTGGCACAACGACTGCAGATTATCCCAATCATCAGTGCCGCCCTGGGCTTTTGGTATGATGTGGTCAACGTCAGTGGCCCGCTCACAACATCCTGATTGATCCATGCACCATGGGTGCGCTTTCAGGAATGCCGCTCGGCACTTGACCCACCGAGAGTTGTAACCACGAGCATGGCGATTAGGCCGTTGCTGCTCATGTTGGTGCTGCCTCTGCTGGGCATGAGCAGTACAACGCCCCCCATTTACTGCTATCTTTGGACACCCCGGCACATTACAGGGTCGCAAGGGCCTACGAGCTTGTGATGGATCGCCCTCTTGCACCGCAACCTCCAGGGAATCAAAAAAGGCCCAGCAGACCCTCTCTTTCGAGAGAATCCGCCGGGCCCCAGCACATGCTCGGCAGACCGGCGCATCGCCGGCCGCGTATCAGATTGTCTGCATCATACTACACTTTGGCCGCAGAGTCAACCCCCTCGACGGCGCGTTTGTGCCAACGCTGCTCCTCTCCGCAATGCGGGCATTCAACAACGACAAACGCAACATGGTCCCGAATGAGCGACGGCAACATGGCGGCGTCGAACATGGGCCGCGGTGGCTCGCCTCCGAGCATCGCCAGTCGCTTACCGCAGCGCCTGCAGTTCCATGGCCTTGTCGTTGCGTCGTCCATGTTGGCCTCCAACCGCCGCCCTCACCGCTCCCGGCTCAATCCCCAGCATCGTCGCGTACCATGCCCCATCCGGCCCGAGCAAAAACTCGCGCGCCTCCTGCTGCCTGCTCGCAGCACCGCGCTTATCCCAACGCGTCGCCTGTCGCGGGCGCTCCAGGTCGGTGAGCGCCTGCAGCAGTATGGCCGCCACGAGGTTGCGATAGGAGGCGCAGGTTGCCCCCATCTTGCCCCCTATCCCCTCGGCATGAGGCGCCACAGTCGTACGAACGCCCTGGGGCCGAGGCGCAGACACAGATAGGCCCAGCAGAGCCAGCGCCGGAGTAGCTTCATCTCGCCTCCCACTTCCCACACGCCGGCCACCCGGCGCGCCAGTCACTGCCCGGCCCTCGTGTGATCATCGTCAGCTCGCACTTGAGATAGGTGTTCTGCCCCGGCTGCACTCTGATGAGGTGCCGGCACGTCGCACACTGCCGGCCCTCGCACACCCCGTACATGCGGTGCATCTCGACGATGCGCCGGGGCAGCGCTGGCACGGTGGGGGCGTCGAGCACGGGCAGCAGAGCCAGTTGCTCGCTCATTGCGCCCTCGCAATCTGCGTCTCCGCCAGCCCGGGCCCCGGCTGCATCGCCCACACATTCGGCGTCGGCACCTCGAGTACCATCACCGGTGCCGGCGTGCGCTCGCGAAACACCATCGTCGGCCAGCCGCGGCTCGGCAGCGGCGTGGCCGTCGATGGCGCCCAGGTGGCCAGCCGCACCACAGCAACGGGCGTCTGGGCCAGCTCGCGGCGATAGTCGAGTTGCTGCACGGCACCCAGGAAAGCGGGCAAGAGCAACATGCAGGCGAGCAGGCAGAGGATTGCGAGGCGGTCGTGGGTCATTGTGCCTCCAGTTGTCTCACGGCCTCAGCCGAGAATACATACTCCGGGTCGATCCTGTAGCGCCGAATGCAGCGAGGATGCACCGGAGAGAACTCGGCACCCTCATCGGGGATCGTGCCATCGCGGAACATAAAGCCCCGCAGGATGCGCAGAAACGTGTTTGGCTTGTTGACGCGGTGCCCACATACCGGGCAAGCGCC